CCAAGACCCGCGACATCACCGACACCTTCGACAGCGGGCTCGACGAGCTTGGCGGGATTCGCGGCAGGCAGGACGAAACCGCCGACATCATCGAACTCTGGGACTTCTTCGCGTTCGAGAAGGGCGTCGTTCTTCACACCACGCTCGCGGGCACCATCGACAAGCTCAGCAAGATCCGGGAGCCCAAGGAATACGAGGGCTATGAGAATGGCCCCCTGCACCTGCTTAGCTTCCGCCACATCCCCAACAACGCGCAGCCCATCGCGATCTGCCAGCAGCTCATGGACCTGCACCTCGCCATGGCGAACACCAGCGCGAAGATGGTCGATCAGATCCTCACGGCGAAGAACGTGTATGTCACACGGCCCGAAGGCGAACAGACCGCGCTCGAAATCCGTGACGGGGTGGACCAGTCCATCGTCCACGGCGACCCCACCGCGATCACGTCCATCGAGGTCGGCGGGGTGATGCAGAAGTTGCTGCCGGCGTTCGATTGGATGCGGGCGGAGGCCAACAACGCCAGCGGTGCGGCCAGCCTCATCGCGGGCCAGAGCGACGTGAGCAAGACCGCGACGGGTGCGTCATACATGGCGAACCAGGCGAGCATCCGCCTGAACGACATGAAGGGCGCGGTTCAGAAGTTCACGGGCGACGTGCTCCGTCATTGCGCTTGGTATCACGACAACCACCCCGCGCTCAGGCAGACGTTCAGCCACAAACTGCCGTCCGGGGCGGGCACCATCGACATCATGTATGACTCCGACGCCAAAGAAGGGGCGTTCACGGAGTTCCAGTTTGAGTCTGTGCCCGTCAGCGAGTCGGCGATGGACCCGAGCATCCGGCAGGCCCGCATCGGCCAGTTCATGCAGACCGGCGTTCCGTTCCTCCAGTTCGTTATGGCGGCCGGCGGCGATATGCAGGCGACTCTGGCCCACCTTGGCGACGTGTACGACTGGCCGGAACTCCCGGCGATCTTCCCAACCCCCGAGGCTCTTGCGATTGCCCAGATGATCGCGCAGGCGGTTCCGCAGGGCATGGGCGGTATGCCGCAGCGACCCGGACAGCCGCAAGGACAGCAGCCCGCGCAGCCGTCACCGACCGGCGGCCCGATCAACCAGATCCGCAGCGACATGGCCCCGACCGTTCCCACCGCCTAGACCCCGGTGACAGCGTGCCCGTGCTTGACAGTGCGGGCGTGCTTTATGCCCCTATACCAATGCTCTTGTAAAGCGTGCCGGTTCTCCGGCGAGGTGTTCGCCAAGGTCGCCGAGCTTGACGACAAGGGCCGCGTGCTCTGTCCCGAGTGCGGGGAGCGTGCCGCGCAGGACTGGAGCACCAAGACCGTCGGCGCCGGCGGCGCTGCCCGATCCTTCCACGGCGGGAAGCAGGTGAGTCTGATGGAGGGCTTCCACCCGACGGAAGTGGCGGAGGCTCGCCAGATGTTCGGCGAGAAGCATGGGCAGTGCATCCGCGACGATGGAAGCGTCCAGTTTGCCAACCGCGAGGCGCAGCGCGGGTACGCGAAGCGGAAAGCCGAAATCTACGCGATCAACCACAAGCTCAAGTAAAAATCATCACATCCATGTAAGTGTGTCGGCGGAAACGTCCGGTATTCTTCTGGCGGTGAATGGGACACGGAGCGACTCCGCATGTCCCAGGGCGAAGGAAACGCATTGGACTTGGACATTGACGACGGCACTGCGCCTGTTGCAGACGCCGCACAGACCGACGAAACCGCCGACGAAACCGTTGACGCCGAGGCGCAGATCGACGGCGATGCTGGTGACGCCGACACCACCCAACGCGACGAAGTGACCGAAACGACCGAGGCCGCCGAAGAGGCCGCGCCCGTCGCCGAGGCCAAGCCCGAAACCAAGACCGAGCAGGCCGCGCCGACCAGAACCGAAATGGACGAGGCTGCCGAGCGAATCGCCGAGGAGTTTGGCTCCGAAGCCGCTGCCCCGTTCGTCAAGGCCCTCAAGGAAATCGACCAGCTCAAGGCGGAACTCGCCAGCATCCGAGGGGAGCGCGAGGCAATCGCCCGTCAGACCGAGTATCAGGCCGTGACGGCGAGGGCGACCGCTGCCGGCGTGCCCACCGCCAAGATCCAGACGGTGTATCAGGACGCGATCGACTACCTCAACCTGCGCCGCAGCCAAGGGCGACAGATCGGCGGCGACGAGGCCCTGACGTGGGCCATTCGTGCGCACGGCGGCAATCCCGAAGCGGCCGCCAAGACCACGACCAAGACGACCAAGACCGAGAAGGCCGAGCGTTTGCAGGGCCTTCGGAGTGTTCCCCCGCGTTCCCGTGCTGGGGGCGCCTTGCTTGATCCCGACGACCCCGCGGTGGTGGACGGTACTGCCCCGCGTCGCAGCTCGTAAACCCGAACGTGAAACCCCATAGGGGACACAGCAATGCCTGGTTTGACTCTCGCTCAGCTCCAGAACTTCCAGAACAGCAGCCGCGCGAAGGTTTCCAAGACCTTCGCGGAAACCCTCTCGCTCAACTCGTATTCCGGGCTGGAGGAGTTCATTTGGCGGAACCCGAACACCAAGCCCGCTGGCGGCACGAAGTACGAGAAGCGCATCCGCCTCAAGGCCAACACCGGCGCGACCCGCGGCGTTGACCTATACGAAGCCACGGCCGCCCAGAAGGCGCCCCCGGTTGCCGTCGCAGCCGTGAACTATGTGTTCTACGAGAACAAGGGCATCGTCTTCGACCTCCGCGAAGAGGCGCTGAACACCGGCGAAGAAGCGATCATCCGGCACATGGACTCCGAAAGGTCCGCGAACTACGAGGACATCGCGAACAAGCTCGAGAACGACGTTTGGACGACCCCGCTCACGTCCAGCGACACCAAGCACCTCATGGGCGTGCCGACCTGGATGCGGCCGTCCATGGCGAGCAACGGATCGTTCACCGCCGACCTCACCGGCGGGTTCAACGGCACCTACATCCGCTACCTCAACGGCTCGACGGCCACGGTGAGCGCGACCCTCGCGAACATCGACGCCAGCAACACCGACAACGAGCGTTGGCGTAACTGGGTGGCGACTCGCCCCAGCGGCGACCTCACGCTCCCGACCTGCCACACCATCCGCCGCGGCATGAACGCGACCAACTTCAAGGCGCTCCCCATGCTCAAGGGCGAGCAGAAGACGACCGACGCGGTTGTGTTCATGTCCGAAACCGACCACGACGTTTACATGACCCTCACCGAAGCGGGTTCGGACGACCGCAACGGCGACGTGTTCCCCTTCTCCGAGTTCACCATGGGCCAGGCCCGCATCAAGCGCACGCCCAGCCTGAACTCCGACGCGCTCCGCCCCATCTACTTCCTCCGCCTCAACCTCTTCACCCTCATCAAGATGCCCGGCTACTGGATGAAGGAGGGCAAGGCCCGCGAGAAGACCGACAGCCACAACACGGTCTACATCCCCATCGACATCGCCGGCCAGTTGTTCTGTGAGAACCCCCGTTCCGCCGGCGGCGTCGTTCACGCCTCGTTCTAAACCAGTCACCCACACCGACCCAGATCGGAGATTGAATCATGTCTCAGACTGTCCAGCAGAACCCCCTGTATGCCGAGATGACCGTGAACTACACGGGCCTCACGACCGACCACAGCACGGCCGTCACCGCGGACCTGTCCGTCGGCGATTGCGTGATCGCGTATGGCACCGACAGCGACGGCACGCTCCGCGTGTGCCGACCGGCGACCGGCACCAACCACCTCGCCTATCCCAAGTTCATCGTGAACGCGATGCCCGCGTCGGTGAATGACCGGATTTCCTCGGGCTCGACCACCCGCAAGGGCGGGCTCATCAAGGTGATCCCCGTTGGCGCAGGCAGCGGCACCGTCGGCATCATCCAAGCCAAGTGCGCAGCCAACCAGGCGGCCGGCGTCGCCGTCGGCGTCGTCAACGGCTCGTTTGAGCTGACCACGGTGACGGATGCGGCCATTGACACCGCTGCGAAGGCCGGCACCCGCGTCGGCATCCAGGTTGGGCAGACCACCAGCCCCAACGCGGCGGCCGTCGTCAGCGTCATCGTCGGCGGAATCTGACCCCTCCACGGCCCTCCCGCAGAGATGCGAAGGGCCGTTTTCCCATTCACCGCTCACGCAGGCGTGAAAGAACACAGTGCCCGCCGTCACCGGGATCGCCTGCGTGGGACTAAATGTACCCCGACCTTGACCACAGCCTGAACTTTCGAGACTTGCAGGTGCGGGTTTCGGAAATGGCCGGGCTCGCTGACCACAGCGGGTCTACCGCGGCGCCGCCTACCGACGCCATTGCGATAGACCGGATCAAGCGGGCAATCAACGACGCTGCCGCGGATGTCGCCCGCAAGGCATCCTGGACGTGGCTCCGTCAGAGTGTGACCATCACGCTCGACAGCGACGGCGACAGTGTTCTCAACATCGACGGCGACGCCACCCGGTACATGCTGCCGGTTCACGTCGTTTCGGCCCCCTACGGGCGCGTCACTTGGCGGAACGCGGACCAGACCATCGGTGGGCAGGTGTTCAGCACCGCGACCGATCGCCTGCTCCACATGACCGCAATCGACCCGAGTTCAACGGGTGCGCCGCGGTACATCAGTGTCCAGCCCGCGTCGGGTGTGAATCGTCCCTCTGGCAGTCGCCCCATCCTCGAGATGCGCGTGTGGCCCAAGCCCAGCGAGGCGTACACGGTGACGGGCACGTTCTCCATGACCCCGGTTCCGCTCGTCCTCGACGGGGACCGCGGCATCTGGCCGGCGTACATGGACCTTCCGATCATCCGGCGGGCCTACGTCAACCTCCGCAAATACACCGATTCCGACTTCGCAGCGGCCAACGAGGCCGCCGATCAGGCTCTCGCAGAGGCACGCGCCCACGAGGGCGAGAACCGTAACCGCACACTCGGCAGGATGCAGCCCGGCCGCCCCGAAGCGGCCACCGTCCTCCGGGACGTTTCTGTCACGATCCCCCACCTCGGCTTTACGATGGAGTAGAACCATGTCATCTTCCCGCCTCACCCTTGAGAAGAACATCCAGACCTCTGTTCCCAGCAACAGCGGCATTGAGCGAGTGCTTCCCCTCACCATCGAATCCGCTCGCGTGGGGCTTGGAGCAATCAGCGGCTCGACGGCTCCCGAAACCGTTGCGATTGAAACCAACCAGATCGCGGCAAAGTGGGACCACGGCGACGGCACCAGTGCCGTGCTTCACTGGCAGTTCCCCGTGCCGTACGACTACAACCCGCTCGCCTACGGCGTGTCTCCGACCAGCGGGACGATGGTGCAGCAGAACCTGTACCTCAAGGCCGACATCCGCAAGATTGACAGCGTGGACGAGAACGCCGACCTTGCGTACACCTGCAAAATCTACTTCCGGTCCACCGGGGACGCCGACCTCTCGACCAACACCACCGTCATCACCCAGACGCTCAGCGCGACGCTCGCCGCGGCCAGCACCAACCTCGACGGCTTCATCACCTACACATGGGACATCGGCGCTGCGCTCCGCACGGATTCCCTCCGCATTGATCCGGGCGACATTCTTCGCATCTGCATCGCTCCGCACGAAACCGTCGG